TGGCATGGCGGGTAACTTCCTTATTATCCCGTTGGCTAATTTTGCGTTGGCTCTATCCAGTTCTCCAATCACAATACCACTTATAGAAACGTCAGAGATGATGCCAGTGTTGATGGGTATGCTAGGCTTAGGTGCTATGCGTACAGTAGAGAAGACTAAGAACGTACAGAGAGAGCGATAATGGGCGGTGGACGTTACAGTACAAACAATCGAGTCAATGCAGCAGCGGCAGCAGCAGCGAAACAACGTGCGGCAGCACTTGCTAGTGGCCCTGCGTATCCCGTAGTTAGCGATCCTGTTGTTAACCTACCTGTGAAGTCTGTAGTTCAACCAGCCCCTGAAGAGTTTGCATCTCTGGCTAGTCCTTTTGATGTTGACTTCTCTAAGCTAGACTTTGGCGGTTCTGGTGGTTACGGTGGTCTTGATTTAAACCTTAGTGGTTTAGACATTGACGCTTTACGCGAAGCCGTTAATCCTACACCTGTACAACCTATTGATCCTCCTGAAGGTCGTGCAGGTACTCCTACATCTTTAACAACTTACGGCCCTAACGGTAAAAGTTACTATCAAGGAATTCAATCTCAAGACTACGGCACTGGCCCTAAATACGATAATCCTGAAGATGCTCTGACTAATTATGCAGATTTTATGTCAGGGGTTGATTCTCAAGTTGCACAAACAAAGTCTAAATATAATTATAACCAGTTCGATCCGGGAGATTTTGCTAGAGCAGGTTTTTCTGGCCCGTCAAGTGTTGGTAACCAAGCTGCTTCAGACAAAGTAACTGATTATATAACTAAAAATAATATACCGCTTAGTAAAGTAATAGACGGTAAAAGACAATACCTTACTACAGGCAGTGCTGATTCTTACGCAAAGTTATTTGGAGGTGATCAGTTTGTTGGTGGTGATCTTGTAGCTACTGGCCCTGTAGGGTCGTACTCAACTACCTTTCAGAAAGATGAAAACTTGTTTACTCAAGTTCTTAACGATCCTATTATTGGACTAGCAGCTAACTTTATTCCGGGAGCTAATGTAGCTCTAACAGCCGCCAAAGCCGCCAACGGTCAGTCATTAAGCCCTGCTGACATCGTTACTCTAGCTGTGCCAGCATTGACTAAAGCAGGTATGCTAACAGCTCCAGTAGACGCAGCAGCGGCTGCTAAAGCAAGCACTGATGCAGTGAATGCAGCTACTGCGGCAGGTGCTACAGCTAGTGCCGCTGCCACCGCAGGCGCAGCAGCTCAAAAGGCTGCTCTTGCAGGCACAGGACTCGCAAGTCTTGGCTACAATAACTCAGTAGCTTTAATCAATGCAGCAGCTACTGGCGACCCAACATCTGTTGTGACTTCGTTAGTAGGCAACACTGTTATAGATAAAGCATTTACAGGTATTGAAGGCGGAGAAAGAGTAGCAGGTCTTTTTCAAGCTGACGATTTAAAAACTGGCTTGACTAAAGTAGTTGAGAAGGTAGCAAGCGGTGAGAAGTTTGACGATGCTTTATTGGCAGGTCTAGGTACTTACGTTAAAGAAGGTGGTACTTTAAGACTACCTACGCCAGAAGGTTTTGATTTAGATATTGATCTAGGCATTATTGAAGATGTTGTTAAAGCTGCTGTTAGGCCTATTGAGGGTATTGTTAGAAAAGCTGGTAGAGTCATAGACGACAATGTTTTACAGCCTGTTAAAGAAGTTGGAGAAGAAATAGGAGAAACTTTAGAGCCTATTGTAGAAACAGTTAAAGAAGCAGGAAGCGTTGTAGATGACACTATTTTACAACCTGTTAAAGAAACAGTTGAGGCAGGTGCTAGTGTTGCAGGTGATGTACTGAGCGTTGTTGACGATGAGGTCATACAGCCAGTTATACAAGGAGTAGAAGAAGGCGCTAGTGTTGCAGGAGATGTACTGTCAGCAGCAGACACAGCCGTCAGAGACGCTGCTAGTGCGTTTGACGATGCTGTTATACAGCCTGCTGGCGATGCTTTGTCAGCTTTAGACACAGCAGTTAGGCAGGCACTACCCGACATAAATGGGCCAGACATAGACTTCCCTGACATAGACTTACCAGACATAAACTTACCTAATTTCAACATGCCTAGCTTTACGCTGGGTAACATGGGTATGATGACGGGCTTACTGACACCACAACCAGCGCCTAACAGAACCACAGATAGCTTGTTTAAAAACGAGTTGTTTCAATTTCAAACAGAGATTGGCGCAGACGTAGAGCCTATAGAGTACGTAGACTTAGGCTTTAGCGACCCATTCGAAGAACAAACATTAACACAAAGGTATCCTTTCTAATGACTTACTTGCAACTTGTCAACAGTGTATTACGTAGACTCAGAGAAGAAGAAGTCTCTAGTGTCTCTCAGAACAGCTACTCTAAGCTAATAGGAGAGTTTGTTAACGATGCTAAGCGCACTGTAGAGGACTCTTATGACTGGACAGCCCTACGTACCACACTAACTGTTACTACCTCTGCTGATACGTTTAACTACGTTCTAACAGGCTCACAGAACCGTATGAAGCTGCTGGATGTTATTAACGACACTTCAGACTTCTTTATGCAGTATCGCTCCTCTCGTTGGATGGACAATGCTTTCTTGATCGAGACACCGCCTATTGGTTCACCTCAGTTCTACAGCTTTAACGGTGTAGACGCTAACGGTGACAACGCTGTTGATGTCTACCCTAAGCCTAGTGGTGTGTTCCAGTTACGCTTTAACGTGGTTCTACGTACATCAGACTTTACCGAAGACACTGACAACATGACTATTCCCTCCTCTGCTGTGGTACAACTAGCTACAGCATTAGGCGCTAGAGAGCGTGGAGAAACTGGTGGCACAAGCGCAGCAGAGTTATTTGGTCTAGCCGACAGAACACTATCTGACGCTATCGCTATTGATGCTTCACAACACCCTGAAGAAACTATCTGGTACTCCTAAATGGCACAACCATTACAGAACATTACAGTAGCAGCGCCGGGATTCTTTGGGTTAAACACTCAAGAGTCGCCTATTGGTCTTGATCCTTCCTACGCCTCTATTGCTGACAACTGTGTCATTGATAAGCTAGGCCGTATTGCTGCGCGTAAAGGCTACAACAACATCACAACTAACGGTGCAGCAGTCCTAGGCACTAGCCGTGGTGTTGAGGTTATCTTTGAGTTTGTCAGTAGAGCGAACACAACTGTTGTATTTACCTGTGGAAACAATAAGATATTTACAGGTACTACTACACTTGCTGAAGTAACTCTACCTGCTGGTTACACTATCAGCGACAACAACTGGAAAGTAGTGTCATTTAACAATGATGTATACTTCTTCCAGAGTGGTCATGCACCTTTAGAAAGCGTAGCAGGATCAACAACGCTTACTCTATTGCCTTCTTCTGGTGTGAACATACCACCTCAAGGCAATGAAGTCTTAGCTGCCTTTGGTAGGATTTGGACTTGTGACGTAGCCGATAACAAGTACGTAGTATACTGGAGTTCTTTACTGGCGGGTAATGACTGGCATGGTGGTTCTTCAGGCTCTGTAGATTTAACAAGTGTATGGCCTACAGGTTTTGACGAGGTTGTGTCGCTTGCAGAGCATAACGGTTTCCTAATTATCTTTGGTAAGAAGAGCATCATTATCTACTCAGGCGCTGAGAGTCCTGCTTCTGATCTAAAGCTACATGACACTATCGAAGGTGTTGGTTGTGTTGCTAGAGACTCTGTGCAGTCTACAGGTAGTGATTTGTTCTTCTTGTCTAGTCGTGGTGTCATGTCACTAGGTCGTGTTGTTCAAGAGAAGTCTTTACCTCTGAACGACATAAGCAAGAATGTACGATCTGACTTGTTACAAACACTGGCACAAGAGACTCACGCTAACGGTCACAGAGAAGCTATTAAGTCCATCTACAGCCCGATAGACGCTTTCTACTTGTTAACCTTTCCTGACAGTTCTCTAGTCTATTGTTTTGATCTTAGACAGGCTTTAGAGAACGGGGCATATCGTGCAACAACATGGACTGCTATTAAACCTATTTCTTTCTCTATCTTTGCAGACGATCATTTGTACATGGGACACGATGAAGGCATTGTCGAGTATGACGGCTACCTAGATGGTACTACTAAATATCAGATGCGTTACTTCAGCAACCCGTTAGACTTTGGCAACGCTTCTAACTTGAAGTTCTTAAAGAAGTTTAATGTGACTATTATCGGTGGTCAGAACACAGAGTCAACGCTTAACTGGGGCTATGACTACACCTCTGATTACACTAAGCAAGCATTGACTTTTGGTACTGCTTCCGCTGCTGAGTATGGAGTTACAGAGTACAACACAACAGGCGAGTACACAGCGTCTATTGTTATTCAAACACCTAAGGTTAACACCAGCGGTAACGGTGAGGTAGTAACTATCGGTATTGAAGCTGAAGTTAACGATTCACCTTTTTCTATTCAAAAAATTGACATACACGCTCTACTAGGGAGACTTATCTAATGTCCAACTACACAAAGACTACTAACTTTGCAACTAAGGACTCCCTAAGTTCGGGTGATCCCAACAAGATTGTTAAAGGCACAGAGATTGACACAGAGTTTAACAACATAGCTACCGCCAGTGCTACTAAAGCAAACACTGCTGGCCCTACATTTACAGGTACTGTCACAGCCGCCACCGTAAACGTAACAGGTACACTAACGGCTGACACTATTACTGGAGGGTCTTACTAATGGCTACAGCAGGTAACTTATTTAACGTAGGCGCTGGATACCTATTAGGTAAAGAAGGCGAACAAGCATTTGGTGAGCTGGGTCAACAAGCTTTACAAGGTGGCGAACGTCTAGGACAGCAAGCGTTAGAAGCTTCAGCGTTTAAACCGTACACTGTAACTAGCTCTTTAGCTAATGTACAGACTAGTCCTGAAGGTGGTTTTGGTATTAACCTGTCTCCAGAGCAACAAGCCCTACAGACGCAGCTACAAGGCCAAACAGCGGGTTTGTTTGGTCAGGTGAGCCAAGACCCTGCACAGGCTCAATCGGCTTTATACGAGCAAATAAGAGCCACACAGCGCCCTGAAGAAGAGCGTCAGCGTCTGGCTTTGCAAGAGAACTTGTTTGCTAGTGGTAGAGGCGGTGTACAGACAGCTCAGTATGGCGGTTCACCAGAGCAGTTTGCTTACGAACAAGCTCGTCAAGAAGCTATGTCACGTGCTAACTTAGGCGCTCGTCAGCAGTCTCAAGCAGAGCAGTTACAAGCTGCACAGGTCGGTGGTTTGTTACAGCAAGCTGGTTATCAACCACAGCAGCAAGCATTGAGCTTGTTAGAAGGCAGTCAAATCCCTGCTGGGTACTTGTCACAAGGTCAGCGCACAGGCGCTACGCTGCAAGGACAGCTTGAGCAGTCTGGTTTAGAAGGCTACTTGCAAGCAGCAGAGCTTGGTCAGGCAGAAAGACTAGCACAACTACAGAACATGGCTAACTTAGTAGGTGGTGGCGGAACAGGCGCTAACGCTGTAAGTGGTCTGTTGGGCGGTTTAGATCAATATTTACCTGACTGGTTGAAACCACAACAAGCGGCAACGGCTCCTACCAACAGCGCGTACAATTTCTTAGCTGATGTTAGTGGTTTTGGTTCAGCAAACCCTTCTCAAATTAACTCAGGTTTAATGATGGGTTTCTCGCCAACACAGATCGCCAGCGCAATGAACAACCCGACTTCTTTTGAAGACAACATAGATTACACTGGTTCAGACTACGATTACTAAGGAGTAACAACAATGGCTAAAGTAGATATTACAGGACTCCTTACGGGCTTGGCAGGTACTCCTGACCTAGAGAGAGAAGGTATTAAGAGAGCTAGTGCTATACAAGGTCAAGGCGTGGGTTCTAACCTAGCTCGTTCGTTAGCGTTACAAGCGCCACAGCGTGAGCAGATGATGCGACAAGGCGCTGGTGGTTTGTTTGGTGTTGATACACGCACTGCTGGGCAGCAAGTACAAGAGCAGCTAGGTCAGCTCGATATTACTACACCAGCAGGGCAGCAACAAGCTGTTCAGTTAGTGGCTAAAATTGACCCTACTAGAGCATTGGCTTTGCAGACTCAGTTTGCAGAACAAGCTAGATCTTCTGGTTTAGAAGAAAGAGCAATAGCGGCTGATGAGCTACGTGCTGCTGCTTCTGCCGCCACTGCTGCTACTTCTGGTGGAGAAGCAATAGGTAAACTAAACGCTCAGTTCTATTTACCAGACAGTATTGCTACGTTTAACGAAAATTTAAGAGCTACTGGCTTAAAAGATTACTCGCTGTTAGAAAGAGTAGACCCAGTTAAAGAAGCCTATCAAGTAGGCGTAATAACTGACATCAGAGCCAGTAACAAAAAACGTAGTGAA